TTGACATCTTGTAAACCTATGATAGGTTCGTTGAACATCTCTAGTAACAACATTAGCTTGCTCCGTAATATATTTATCTTTAGAATTGCATTGGGCTGCCGCCACCTGGTGCTCCACCGGCGGCGCTGGCCGCAGCATTAGGAGCCGAAGCAGCATTAGACACAGGGCCGGCAACACCGCCTGGTTCTCCTTCAGGAGCCCCTTCAGCACCTTCGATGTTATCGGCAGTTTCAGTGTCGGCGTCAAAGTCTCCAGTAGATATACCAATATTTCGTAGATCAGATCCCTTAGGATCCTGTACGACTTCCTTCTTGTTTTCTTCTTCCCACATCTTTTCGTTCTTTTTGATCTCTTCCTCGCTGAGACCTAAGAATCTCTCAAGTGCAAATCTCTTTGAGATGTATGGAAATGCTTCCATCGATTGGAAAGTAGCAACCCTCGCAGTATCCATCTCTGCTTGACGATATGAAGCAAAGTTTTGTGGTGGATTGAAGGTAAGATTGAATAGGGCAGTGTCGATATTAAATCCTCTCCAACGGAGGAATAATTTGAACTCTTCATCTAACTTCAGTGAGATATAATTCTGCAAGCGTTCGCAATACTGATTGAATCGGAACTCTTGGATCATCGCAGTACCTACACGCCCGTCATTCATTGGTGTCGTGTTGTCATCGGGGCCAGTTGGCAAATATGAACTTGGAACACGGAGACCGCGAGCAAGGCGATTGTTGAAGTATTTCAAGTCATCGATCTCACCGAGATTCTGTCCACCAGGTAGGACTTCAACTGATGATCCACGCCCTTCTGCTGTCACAGGAAAGAAGTAATCTTCATTCATCGAGTTTTTGACAAAGATTCCTGAATCAATAGCAAATGTATGGTAATCATGCCAACGATGATGACCATCAATTGTGATTGTGCCTGTATCACGATTTTCAACTTTGGTTATTTTAACTATTTTATGATTAAAATTGTCTATGTCACTTACAAATTGCTTCCAATTTTTATAATTGTACTTTTTCAATAACCTATTTAACTTGCTGTACCCAAATTTTGTATAATCAATTTTGTTATGTGCGTTCTTATAATCAAGAGGTGTTGAATTGTTTTCCTTAACTAAATTAAGTAGTTTTTCATCCTTATCACAATACGCAATAATTTCATTCTTGTTAGTTACCCCAGACTTAACTGCATCCGCAACTATTTGTAGCATATCAAAATTAAGATTCAATGATTGATTCTTAATTTTAACTCTCTTAGCAAAGTTATCTCTCAGTATGTTCAAAAATTCAGGATTCTTAGAAATATAATTCTTTCTAACTTTACTCATAGATATGCTGTATTTTTCTTTAGTATTTGGGTTATTTAACCTATCGAATACCGCCTTTTTCTGCGCCGCTCTAATATTCCAAAGACTAACTAATCGTTGTTCTTCGGTCATATTTTGCCAATTTTCTTTTAATGTTTGAGAAATCTTTGATGTCATTTCCTTTTTATATTCAGGTGACATGTTTTTCCAAAAATCTTTCTTTTGAGCAGCATGATAAAGGATATGATCTTTTTTGCTCATATATGTAAGATTTCTAGGATCGTTGTTGAACCTATCATGATCTTTATGATGAACAACGACTCTAGTATCTAGTGCATATTCAGTAAGATAATTAAATTCTTGGTGCTTTCCCTTAGACCTAAAAAATTCACCAACCATTCTATGAGTGTAAACCCATTTCTTCTCTTCATGATCCCACACTTGTTGATATTCATTAGACTTAGGACCTGATATATTTTGATACTGTACATTGAATGCTATCAGACTATCTTGTTCTGTCAAATCTTTAGCCTCTACAAATCCTTTACCAAACACTGGTATTTTATGATCTGGAGTGCATACTAAAGTTTTTCCATTGTCAAAAGTCAATTCGAGCACTTCAGTGTTTTTTCTAGTAATGCCGGCCCAATTAATTAATCCAGGAACTATTTTACCTGTAACAGGATCGCAACTGTATGTCCAATTTTCTTTACCTGCTTCAAATTCATCTATGATTTCACTCAATTTTAGTGTTCTACCATCCAGCAATGGAATTTTAGTATCCAAATCCAAACAAAGTGGATTATAAGTAGCGTCAACAACAGATTGTCCACCATAGAGTGAGGGAATCCTGCGCTGGTGAATCTCATTCTTGACGCGATCAACGAATGCCATAGCCATATGACTTGGCATATTACCAACGTCAATCTTGAACATCCTGCGTTCTGGCGCACGTTGTACACGATAGATGAGGACAGCATCTTCTAGTAGTTCTTTTTGCTTATAGACCTTGAAGATGTTCTCTAGTATAGATTGACCGAAAGGCCAGAACCTATCAAGACCTTCAGTCAATGACAAGTGAACGATGTGCTTTGCATCGACTGCTGATTCAGATTGTCCTAGAGTGAATCGTGAACCAGAAGTATTATAAGGCATTGCCGGAGTCGTGTAGGGCGTGTTAGTTCCTCCACCACTACCACCTAATCCAGTTGCTGGGTTAGCAGCGAAATCGGTATTGGTCTTCTGTGCTACTGATAGATTCTGTAGGTTGATATTGATGTCTTTGATGACATACTGTTCCGGCTTCTTGCCTTCAGATTCGTTGACGATAACCTTGATGACTTTTACCATGTCAACCCAATAGAGTTTGAAATTTTCTGGGTCACGGACAAATACTTGATCACCGAACTTGATCACGTTTCTGAAGATTTTGAACATACGCACATCAAATTCATTCAACTTACACCACTGATGTAGTTGCTTACCTAACAATTCTACTTCGTGTGGAGTAGGTTCTTCTTTGAATTCAAATGAGAATGGTGTCTTATTGTGTTCATTTCTTTGTGTAGAGAACTCTGATATGATGTCTAGGCAAGCGTTGATTTCAGCATCAACATCCATCATCTCGTATTGGTTATATCGCTCAATCCTGTTTGGGTGACCAGTATAGACTTCAGGAAGCCTAGACATGTAGTTCTTATAACCAAATTCAGTGTTATTCCACCCACCTGTTTCAGAACCGTTCTGTCCAGGTGATCCGTTCCAAGCACCAGAGTTGCTGTTCATGCCCGAGATAGGACTTGATACACCGCTCTTATTTAGAAATTTCTTTTTGTATGTTGCCATTTTAACCGATACTCTGAATATAGTATTTAGTGTTAGATCATTGATTGTCGCAATATCTTATTCTGTGTGCTATGAGTACTTTCTAACACATGGATGACTGAATCTAGCTTGTGTGATAGTAGCTTCATCGTGTCTTGATGCAGACCCATAACTTGTTTCATCGAGTTATCGACTGTAGTTTGTGCAGTAACTGCTTCATGCGAGGTTTTACTTTCTGCTGCATTAGCGGGCGTCTTAGCCAACCTCATCAGCACTGAATCAGCATTTAGAGGCGCTATCATCTCTCTGCCGTGAAGTTCTACTGGATAACCGGTAGTAGGACCATCAAATACGCCGCCTTTCGCAGCTTGCATCTTACCGCCATGTCGAATCAAATCGACCGTCCTAGCTGCACGCTTCCCTACTTGTTTATACCATAGGCTATGTTCAAGTCCATTTGCTGCGCCTTCAGCATCACCCGCTTCTAAAGCTTTGACGGTATTAGGCCACTTTTTGTACCAAGCTGGACCCATATTGAAGGTCAAATCTATTAAGCCCGCCTTCCCTTTTTCATTCATTTTATCGAATCCAGGAATTCTAGCAGCGGCGGCGGCGTGTACCCCGTAATCTTTTTTGAACATCTCTGTGATTTCTTGCTTAGAGAATTCTCTATTCATTTCAGGAGGAAGCGTCTTGCCATTACCAATCAAGTGGCCCACACCCACAGTCCAAAGTCCTAAACTATCTTTATAAGGTCGTGTCCTCGCACCTTCATTGCCGGCAATCATATCCATGATCCAGTTGCCCATCGAACCTAATACAGTTGATGCAAACTTACCTACTCCTGATGCAGCTCCGGACCCTAACTTACCTAAATTAGTCATAGCAGAACCTGCTGAACCAGCTTCAGTTCCTAACCATTTTTCAGCGGAACTAGCTGTGTTAAGTAGTGCGGAACCGGCTTTATTGATTATGGAGGAAATTCCACCTCCTCCGCCGCTAGGTGGGGGGCCGCCTCCGCCACCTCCGCCTCCAGCGCCTCCAGCGCCGGCAGAACTACCGGCCATTGATCCGGGACGGCTAGTTACGGCAGCAAGAATTGAGGACAACAGTCCATTAGATATTCCTATACCTTTGGCTATAGCATCTAGTCTTTTTAGAGATTGTGATACGGGATCTGCTGGATTGTTAGGATCTACATTAGGTGCCTGTGGAGAAGCCGCAGCTTCTTTAGTTCTCGGTCTTCCGCTAAATAAGCCACCTATCCCTTTGCCTAAAGCACTAACACCACCATATAATCCTTTTCCTAATTTTTCTCCTCCGAAATAACCTAGTGCGCCGCCGGCAAGTCCTCCTACTACAGAAGCACCTCCAAATGTAAACGGGTCTAATGCGAGTGCCAATGGGTTGCCGGCACCGAGGGCCGCGCCTGCGAGGCCGCCGGCAACCCCACCGCCCGATCCTGCAAGATTTTTTCCAGTTAGTTCTTTTTTTCCGGATGCATAATCTAGTGCCTCCATTCCGGCCATGCCGATCCAACCTGCATGTTTGCCCAGCGCGCCGCCTACTTTACCTAATGCTCCGGCTTCGCCTCCGCCTAGTAGTCCACCAACTTTACCTAATATTCCTCCGCCTTTGCCGCCTCCGCCTAGTAGTCCACCAATTTTACCTAATATTCCTCCGCCTTTGCCGCCTCCGCCTAGTAGTCCACCAATTTTACCTAATATTCCTCCGCCGCCAGCCAAACCTCCTAAAGCAAGTGCTGCTGCTCCAGCAGCAAGAGTTAATGCTCCAAATCCTGCTAAAAGACCATCCATTGCTACTTTAACACTTCTTTCTACTTCAGTTAAAGCATTTCTTGCCATTTGTCGTGGGTCTTCAGCAACAGGTCCCTTACCTGCTTTATTTGCAGCTATTTTATCTGCTTCAGCTTGAGCAGCCTGAACTCTATTCTCGCCATTCATAGCTTGCGCTTGTCTAGTGTTAGAATCAGCTAATGTTTTGTCAGTTATATGAGTAAACTGTTGCAGTTTATCCGATAAAGCTAGACTTGACCCTGCCATAGTTTCAAATCTATCCATACCTTTATCATATGCATCAACAAGTTGACCTTGTTTATAACTACCGTCTTTAGCTGCATCTGCCATTTTTCTAATATCAAGACCCGCAGCTGCGTATCCAGCGCCTGCTTTGGTCACGGCCCCAGTAAGATAAGTCGTTGCTGCTGCTGCTGCCATGGCAGGGCCTCCGGCAGCCTGTGCGTCATCCATCATCTTATTGGCGGCGGCTCGCTGCATATCAATTCGTTTTACTGCGGTATCGTCTCCCTTGTCCACCGCAGCCTGCCTTTCAGTTGCCCATTTGTGTTCTTGAATTTTCCATGCCACATTAGCACGAGCAATTTCTTGTTCTTTTTTATTTTCTTCAATAGATTTTCCGGTTATTGCACTGAGTTTTATTAAGTTTTCGGTATAATCCTGAGAACTAGTTTGCAGGGCTCTTTGCGTTAGCTGATCTTTAGCCAGCATTGCTCCTGAACTTCTTTGGAGTTGCACATAATCAGCAGTTGCTTGGATTCTTTTTTCGTCGTCAAACCCCAATCTTTGGAAATTCTTACGAACTTCCGGAGTTACCTGATTCATTTGAGCGAACTTTTTTACGGCCTCGTCCATAGATCCGCCGAGCGTTTGTAACCCACCATGCATATTTTGCATAGGCTTAGTTAGTTTACCTAAATCAGTAGAGGTCAAACCTACCTGATTAGCCATCTGTTGTAATTTGTCAGTTGAAAATGAGCCTGCGGCACCCATCTGACTAATGTCATCAGATGCCTTTAAGAGTGCGTCAGATTGCTTATTGAGTACTCCTGCTAGTGCAGTAAATCCTTTTATAACTAACCCGATTATTATTCCTTCAGGACCAAACATTGCACCAAATGCAAGTGCAGCGTCTCCTGCTTTAGATAAACTATCATTATACTTCGCGAAGGATCCACCACCCTCGTTCATCGCTTTAGCAAAACTACTAACTGCCCCTAAACTAGCATCCAAACCTTTTCCAAAATTTAATGCAGATGCGGCCCCCATATCATGTGATTTTTTTAAGGATCCTAATGCACCGACATATTCGTTATGAGATTTAGTAGCATTAGTAATGCTACTAATAAATCCACCAACAGTGCCGGGAATTCGTTGTTGGCTAGAAGCGGCCTGTTCGGCAGATTTACCGAAATTACCCAATGCCTCATTTAATTGACGCATTTGCTCGTTAAACGCTTCTAATTGTTCCGGATCCATATATATTTCCAAACTTTAAATTTAGGGTATATTAAGGTAACTAAATATATTTGTATTTATCGTTAGTAAATAACCCAATTTTTATGAGGAACATATGGACAACAATCCACTAAGACAGTATTTTAGAAGGCCAGCAGTATACATCAAACTTCCATCGCAAGGGAAAGACTATCCACCGAAAGTTATCGAGTTCCCCGAAACCGGAGAACTCCCTGTATATCCTATGACCGCGATTGACGAGATCACTGCAAGGACTCCTGATGCATTGTTCAACGGTACTGCGCTAGCAGAACTAATTAAAAGTTGTATTCCAGCAATCAAGGATCCATGGCAAGTAAGCAGTAATGATATAGATTCTATTCTTATCGCAATCAAGATCGCATCCGGCAATGAAATTACAGAAATAATATCAGATTGTCCGGAATGTAAAGAGACTAATACCGTCGGAGTAAACTTGACTGGAGTCTTGAGTACGTTAAAAGCAGGGGACTATGATTCTATCTTGGAATTAGGTGATCTTTCCATCAAGTACAAACCTATAACATACGAGATTATGAATGAGGCCGCTTTAGGACAATTCGAGTTGCAGAGAACTTTTTCACAGCTAGATGATACCAAAGACGATGCCGCTAGAAATAAAATAACTAAGGCAGCATTAGAAAATCTTACTTCCCTTACTATGAAAATCCTTAGCCAATCCATCGAGTACATTAAAACCCCTACAGCAGAAGTTAGAGAAGAAGAGTTTATTCTAGACTTCTTGAAGAGTTGCGGACGTGTCGAGTATGCTAAAATCAGAGATACCAATGCAAAAATACGTTCAGACACTGAGGTTAAACCGCTAAAGATTGAATGCGAAAGTTGCAAGCACCAATACGAACAAACCTTTAGCATAAGCCCATCAGATTTTTTCGAATAAGGCTTCTTAAATCCTCTCCGGAGGAAGTTCAGAAGCTCATCGAAAGATATGAAAAAGAAGTTCAATCATTAAAAAAAGAAGCATTGCAGTTGTCATGGTATATGAGAGGGGGCGCGACGTATGAAGATGTTCTTAACATGAGCGATTTTGAAAGGAAATCTATCAGCGAATTGGTAGAAAGTAACCTAGAAATAACGAAACAATCCAACATTCCATTCTTCTAAAGAGAGAACTATTCATTTAGTTTTCTCTAAGAGAGAACTATTCATTTAGTTCTCTCTTTTCCTTTTAGAGTTGTCCTTCAGACAACTTATACCTTACTCGCTTTGCTCGTTTCGGTATACGCTTTTCAATCGTAGTTGTTTATTCATCTCTTCTTTAATACATTGCTGTTCAGGAAGCCATGGTAGTGCTACTCAGCACTACCACAGATTTTGGATCATATTGCTACGTCCTGTCATCCTGTGTTGTCTGTTCCCCGTCACACTAGCTATTGGTGCTGCATGACGCCACCGGTTGCCCTGTAAAGTTTAATGGGACTGTAGTGAAGCTATTAGGTGGCACACACCTAATCCTTCGGCAACGCATGTCCTGCACCATCAAGACAAAATAGATGCAGGCTCATTGAGGGTTCGCTTAACCTAACGAGAGCCCTCTCGGTATTCCTTGGATAATTATTATCCAAGCTGACTCCAGATCCGTTGATGGTATTTCACATCTTCTCAAGGAGAGTCGAGGTACCCCGACCAAACATCAATGTAGGGTTCTGTGTTTTTAAGCTAAAGCGGTGTTGATAGTGAGCAAGTTGCCTGACGTGGTGTCTGTTGGTGTCACTGTGCTTGAATATGCTTTAAGAAGGTCTTTGTTGTGCTGAAAAAAATGTTCGAATTCTATTATTAGCCAGTCACCTGTCTTAGATGAACTGTAGTATAAAAAGTTGTCGGTGACCCAAGTGAACTTAGTTTGGACTGCAACATACTTGCCCTTACGACTAACCTTGAGGAATAAAATATTTAAATCATCTTCATCAGCTACTGTCATAAGTTGACCTAACCAAGTATCAAATTGTTTACAGTTGCCGGTAAGCAGTAAGTGAAAGGGGAAGTCTGCATAGTTTTTGCATTCAGAATTAAAGTGAGTCCAAATGTCAGGAGGAACAATGTCGCCTTTGAAAGACTTCGCTTGATTTCCGTCTAACGTTGTTTTGCGATAGGCATTTGCTCCGCCAATGTAGGCACCGGAATTAGGAACTCTAACGAATGATTCACTGTATAATCCGCTAAGAAACTTAGCGACCTCTCGTTCGAACCCTGATCCTTTTGTTTTGCTAGGAGATGTCATACTATGATTTATCTCTTGTGAAGTAGTCAATATATTTTCTACAGAGCATTTGGGTTACTTTTACACTGATCGCCGTGATACATTGTATAATGATTTTTAGCAACCGTTTTACCGCAATGATCGCATGTGCGTTGATGCTCCGGCTTCTTCATTGGATTGTTATCTCCTGAATTTTTCAAAGTTGTCATCGCTTTATTGTAATCCGATGCCGGAATACCAAACATCGGGTTATTCTTGCCCTGCATTCTAGCCGATAGTTTAGGATTTCCTAGCAATGATTTAGAGATGTTTTCGTTGTGTGCAGCAGGACGACATTCGCTATATTTTTTTACCCCAGAGCTTTGTTTCTCACGCCGCTCATCAGAATAAGTTTTTCCATAATGAGGTGATAGATTACCTTTTTTACCAAACATAGGATTCTTTGCACCTAATCTTGCTTCTCGCTTTTTTAGTCTCGTCTCTTTGTTTTCTTTAACACCGAAACGATTATATAAACCGTCACCGTTGTGTTGATTAAAGCTCATAGGATCATTTCGTGCATCTAAACTGATTAATATAGTAGTTTCTAAAGACACAATGTATTCAGGATCACCGGTATGTAATATTTCATATATCCACTCTTCTCTATTTTCTAAGATTAGTGGTTTTACTTCTTTACTTGAGCAAAGGTATTCTTCGTGACGATCAGGGTTCCATCCCTGTCTAACTTTTGATCCTATGTACCATTTGCCGGTAGCAAGGTGTGTCCACTTATAGATATATGGAATAGTAGGGTGATAAATATTCATGCTGATGTTTCCTTTGATAGCATTAGAGTGAGTGGGGATTGCACTCCCGCGACTCACAACTATTTATCTTTCCGACTCTTTTTCACTACAGTAGGAAGTAAATCCTCCCTCCTTTACTGCTTTAACTACACTATCTACTCTATTAACCAACTCATCTTTATGACTGATTAACCACACTGATTTGTTTCGAGTTCTAGTCATATTTTTAAGCAGAGCCATAGAATTTTCAATCCCTACACTATCCATCCCCGCATCGACTAACTCATCAATGAATATCGCGTTGATGGGACAGTAAAGATTTTCCCATACATCTCTAAACGCGAAGGATAATCCAAGAATGAGACGGTTCATCTCTCCCCTGCTAAGGTTATAGAAATCCAACTCTCTACCGAGTTCTGTGATCTCAACTGACAAGTCGTTCTTGAAGATGACTGTGTGTGGTAGCCCGATCTTGTCAAGATAGTTCGTGAGCCTAGAATTCAGATAAGACAAATTCTGATCAATGATCTTCTTGCGGACGAAGGAATCCTTGCTAGTCAGCAGATCAAGGAGGAACTTCAGATGCTCTCCGGTACGGGTGAGTTGATTGATCTTGTTGAAGTCAATCTCTTGTAGGGCTTGTTTCTCCATGTCAGAGACTTGTTCTGCGTATGGGTCAACCTCAGCATCCTTGATAGCGATATGCCGCAGAAGATTCGCGACAGTACTGCGATGTTCGATTGCCTCTGCTTCAGTATCATAGTGCGTTACCGGTATGGTTCCTAGAACGATGTCAGAATAATCGCACAACTGGTCAGCATACGGATCAGATTCTCCCTTCTTTGCATTGATCTGATTTTGGATGTTTTCGAGTTCAGAACTATGCTTGATAGCCTCATATTCAGTCTTATAATAAGGTTCGGGAATCGCGCCCAAAATGAATACAGAATTTTTATTTTTTTCTAGAGCAATCTGGAATTGGGCAAGATCATTCTTTGCACCTTCTAGAAGAATCCTCTTGTTTGACAAGACCTTATCATGATTATGCGTATGGAAATCTTGCCCACAAGCATAGCAGGTGTTGCTTTCTAGGGTCTTGATCTCGGTTTCTAATTTGTCAATCGCTTTCTGTTCTTTAGCGATACTGACTCCTAGAGTCGCGATCTCCGTAGTAATGCTAGATAATTCGGCTGATCTCCTGTTATATTCGGCTAAATTTTTATGAGTCCGTAGTTCAGCATCTATATCAATGTGACTCAGTTTGTCGTATGACTTCTGCAAAGCACTGAGATCAGCATCTATCTTTTGCTTCCAGGCGATCTGCCGGGCAATCAAGGAATCGTGAGTATCTTTCCTCTTCTTGTTGTCGTTGTACACTGCTAAATCTTTGTGAGCCTGAAGTTCGGCTTCAACGTCTATCTTACTCAATTCATCATAATCGTTGACTAACTTGCTTAAATCTTCATCATGCTTCTTAAGCCATAGATTCTGCCTTCGCTTCAGAGCCTCGATCTGTTCTTGGACACGCTTGTTGGCTTCTTCGATAGCCTTGACCCGGAATTCTTCTAATTGAATAGTGTCCTTGTTGTCACGGATCTTTTCTTTTAGTATTTCTGCTTTCTCTGATAGAAGGGTGATACCAAGCAGTTGCTCAATGATCTTTCGCTGTTCACCTGAAGGCAGAGAGAGGAATGGTTCTGAATATGTGTTCAATGCAATGATGTGCTTGAACATATCAGGAGTCATTCCGATAGCCCGTTCTATCTGAACCTGGGTTTCCTTGTTTTCTCCTTGGGCATCATCTTTGCCTTCTTGAAGATTGTTATTGACATAGAATCGGAGTGTATTTGGTCTGCGTCCACGCTCAATCTTGTATTCAGTGCCATGAGCAGAGAACTCAAGGGTACACATCATACCTTTACCGTTGGTACGATTGATCAGATTGTCTTTGCGGATGTTATTGATGGGGGAACCAAACAGGACATAAGACAAACCTTGGATGAGTGTCGTATTGTGAGATAGAATATTATTAGTATAATAACGATGATCAGGGGAATCAACGGTAATGTCATACATGTTTTCGGCGTAAGACTTTCTAGTTACCGATTTAATGCGGTCCAAACCGATGCTAGTTTGAATACACGAAACACCTGCTATAAGATTCTTAACAAAAATTTCGTTATAGTTATGATCAAAGACGATGTGATCATCTGCACATTCTAGATGTAATCCGCTGGCTGTGTATATTTCCCATACATCATATGGTATAGTTTTATGAATATGGGTTATCGGTTGCCAACCGGTATCGGTCTCAATTTCTAAATTTTCTAAACTTACACTATCTACAAACTTGCGTGTTAGTGATTCAGAAAGTTTACGCATTGGTCTATTGTTCCTTGTTTGTCCTTATTGTATTCCGATTCCCATACTACTAGTACTTGATAACCGGCATCGGTTAGTGTCTTTAATTTATTTTCGTCATGTTTCCATATGTTTTCAACAAGTTTACCTTTTATCATATCACCGGCTGAAAACTTGATAGGGTTCGCATGCCAATAGTCACCGAAAAACTCTATTATTTTTTTGTTAGTTTGGTGTAAACAATCGACCGTGTACGATAATCCGGAAACAGTGATTATTGCTTCATTTACCCCGAACAATATGTCAGGAATTTTTTCGCTTATATGAGTAAAAAAGGTCATTGATATTTTAGAGTATCCACCGTGAATCCCGGATGCTTTTAGCGAGTTTAACCATTGTTTCTGCCTAGCACTCCAAACTTTCTTCCCTTCAATTTCACCGTACTTTGATATACATGTATCAATGGAGAACAATTTTTGTGCTGCTGACACCTTAGCAATCGCATCGTCTTCCGAAAAACCACGCAGCATCCAGTAGTCAGCGGTTCGATGACTATGCGCTCGCAATCTGCTCGGGCTACGATTTTTTGATCCTGCAGCACCGGCTATATTATTTTTTAATTTTTGGGCTTTGGCTAATTCTATAGCATCCACTTCATTGTATCCCTTTGCAATCCAATATTCCTTTCGTATTGGTCGTCTTGAATTTCGTTCCTGTTCCGCTTCGTCTGTAGTATAGTTGAGGTTTGTTTTAGGGTTAATTTTTTTAGTCCAAAAGATAATTGAGTATGGGCTATTTCTATTTGCAGACTTATTAATAGTCTTCATATTCTCTTTGGCTTTTATTTCAGCCTGCAAACTGTCCCATCCCCGTTCAGTCCAATATCGGGCGCTTCCTGATCCTATTCCGGGCAAAGATAGTAGCGCCCGGGCAGCAGATTCGCATTGTTTCATGCTTGTCATGGGAAATTTATGCTCCATGAGTTTGTTGCATATTTCAGCCCGCAGATTAGGTTCTAGGTTTTTTATCCTATGATCTAACACATCATTTACTATTTCTAGTTTGGTTTTCTTTGCTGGTGGCATACAAGTCTCCTACAGTAGTTTCAAATATTTCGCCGGTAACGGTGTTTCTTACTTTTACTACAGTATTTATGCCAACGCACTTGCCTGTACCGTTACGAGCGCCGTCTCCGCCTAGATCCAGATTCTCTCCTAGGATGAGCGTGAGTTCTTTGCTATCAAAGTTGACTGCTTGGCAAACCGCCCCGATAGAAAGGAAGTTACGTAGAGTGATATTCTTAAGTACAATTGACATTAAATATAGTTCCTCATTAAGTTCTGCTTCCACGGAAGCATTCTAAGATTAGATAAAGACGCTGCTTCTTCAGCAGGAATTCCTTGTTCAAAGCATTCTTTAATCGTTTTAAGATAATCATAGACCGTTATAAATCTCTAGCAATAGTTTAGAATCATAGAACTCACTCTCAATATTAGTGATGCTCTCTAGCACGATCTGGTCAACACTCTCAAACTTGATATCACCGCCACCTTCTTGCGAGAGTTGCTCGTTCTTGATTGGAATCAATGATACTTCTCTTAGACTGTATTCTGGAATAAGCGTCTCCCTGATATAGTTAGCCTCTTCATATGATACATCAATGTCAAGATGCACACGGATGCTAGCTTTTGGCAAGAGTAGTCCTTTCGGATTGTCTAATACAGAACTGAGTTTGTAGACACGGAAGATAGGTTGATTGGGCCAAGAATGAAATACAGGATCTTCTCCCCATTCTAACACCATCATACCGCGAGCATCATCACCAGCATCAGCGTAGTTATGCGGAAACGCATTCCCTGTATACCAGATGTTCTTGCGAGATTGACGCTTGTGGAAGTGTCCAGAGAATACGGTTCCTGTATCTGCAAAATCATCGTCGCTGACAAACCCATGATCTGGCATTAGCACCTGTGCGTTCATATAAAAATTAGGAAGTTCAAAGTGTCCGAAGGTATATTTGGATTTAATTTTTTTAACTTGCTTTATTTCATCTCCTACCAACCACGGGCACAGCGTTACGTCACCTTCGGTATAAATATCATTTATTATATGAATGTTATCTAAGTATCCGGCCCAAGCCACACTGTGGATATCTCTTTTTTCTCGGTAATACAGGTCATGATTTCCGGTCAAGAACAGGACTCTGCTGAAATTTGCATTTAACAACTCTAGGCAACGCATTGAATAGTGTAAGCTATGGATGTTAATACTAGCACGATGGTTGTGCCAGTCACCACAAATGATTGCTGTATCACAACTTTCTTCTTTTGCCTTATTAACAAACCATTGTACGAATTCTAAGCAATCCTCATTGTGTATTACACTGTTTGACTTCAGTCCTATATGAAGGTCTGTCATGACTGCTGCTTTTTTAAATAGATTTGTCATACTTGTACTATACTACTCTTTATCATAAAAAACAATGATTCTGGTAACCTTAAGTGTCTAACTGGAACTTCATGTCCTTATTTTGTCTTGAGAATGATGGATTCATTCCATTCATTTCAAGTATATCGTCACGGATATTCTGGCTACGCTTCTCAGTGTTGAGTACCCTACAGAAACTATTTGTTATAGCCGCAGTATAGTATGCGAATGGATTAGCAGACTTCGCTTCATTGAATCTTAGACCAACATAAGTGAGTTGAAGGATAGCAGAGTTCTTCATCTCATCGTTATAGGTATAACCGCGCCAATTGAACTTCATAGCATACTTCTCGCATAGCATCATATACATGCGAGCGAGTTTGTTTGTGATGTTACCATGATCCTTTGAGAAGTGTCCGTTCTCAATGCCACCAATCCAATGTGACTTGCCTACGCATCGCATAGTTCCAGTCTCGTCTAGCTTGAAATGCTGAAAAGGAGGGAAGTTGACTTTGACATGGACCATATCATCCACTTCAGCCTTTGTCGTCTTATCTTCTAAGTCAGCAAATTCTTCACCGTCATCATCGTAGAAAATTAAAATATCTTTGGCTGTCTTCTTCTTGATAGTCTTCCTTGGTTGCTTCTGGCTTAATGGAATATGATCCCATGTCATCACGCGAAAAATCAAGTCTTCAGTAAGAATGTCGTCAGGACTAATCTTAGTCTCGGTTTCAATAGAGAGCCTAGCTGCTCTCGCTTCTTTTGCTGCTTGAATCTGTTCTGGTTCTGATGCGAACTTTAAACTAGTTATAATATCAGCTTCTGGCATATCAATGATGAGGTCATAACGATGATATTCAGGTTGGGTATAATAACAAAAGCTATTTTTGCTGATATGGATTTCTTTTAGGATATCACGATTGTTTAGATAATTTATTGGTTTTCTTGGTTTTATAGACACTGGTATTCCTTTTACAATATATGATTATACTGTTGCTGTTGTAAAATTGCAACAGTTACGGGTAAATTTTGTAGTTTTTTGAAGTGATAAATACAATCAGAATACTTTATTTATCACGGGATAAGCATGTCAATAGGAACATATACCGCAACAACGAGTAGTGGGTGGTCAGTACAAGCAACAGTTGATACTACCACTGCATCCGTTTCTTATATTATTACTGATCCGGACGGGAACACTTATTACGGAAAACCTAACGAAGACATATTAAACTCATTACAAGCTCAAGGATATTCCGGAACATCTTTACCCGCTGGATTAACAGATGCTGTAATCACGAGTCATGATCAAGCGAAAGCAATAGCAGTGTCAGACGCCGCCGCTGGAATTGACTCGTCAGCCCCTGTTCCGATAACTCCCGAAAATAATCCTAACTTAACGTCCTCTGCAACATCAGACACACCTATTCAAGTAGTTACTGCCCCAACTACACTTGATATTGCAAACACTCCTGATGTAAATGCTAATATTGTGACGACGGCTCCGCCTATTATTACATCTCCTAATTCTGGAACAGGAATAACTGCTGCAAAAACAGATGCACAAGCGACTCCGGCTAATCAAGATCAAACAAATGCTGTAGCGCAGGCAGATTGGAGAGTGCGTGTTGCGTTGTCCCAGGATCCTAGTGTCACTTATCTATACAAAGATCCAAAAAACGTACTTCTTAGTCCACTGAACAGAACAAATGGTGTCATATTCCCTTATACTCCTACTATCTCGGTAAGTTATGATGCTCAATACGATCCAACAACACTTGTGCATAGTAATTATAAGGTCTTTCAGTACGGAAGCAGTTCTATTGATAATATATCTATTGCAGGCGACTTTACATGCCAAGATGTAGCTGAGGCAAATTATGTTATGGCAGTCATACATTTTTTTAGAACGATGACTAAAATGTTTTACGGACAGGATACGAATCCTAAACCAGGTACACCCCCGCCTCTCTGCTATCTGTATGGATTGGGTCAGTATCAATTTGCTGGACAACCGATGGCTATACAATCATTTACGTACACGACTCCCCCTGAGGTTGACTACATAGCAACTACTGGCCCTGCATCGTCAGGTTCTCCGCAGAAAAACATAAATCCAAATGCTAACAGTAATTCAAGAATAGGTGCTGGATCACAGCTGGCGGTAGGTGGAACTCCTCAACCAGTAACATGGCCAAGTTCACCTGTATCTGCTGGACAGGGGGCAACATATGTACCTACAAAAATCAATATGTCAATCAGTTGTGTACCGATGATGAGTAGAAATCAAGTATCTAATCAGTTTAGCCTGACGGATTATGCTAGCGGTAAGCTATTAAAAGGTACACAAAACGGAACAGGAGCATTCTGGTAATGTCATTATCATCTAATCAGGGTTTTTATCCAGCAACAAGTCCCTACACTAATACTAACATAATAAACAACAAATATCTAGATGTGATGAACTATCTTCCGATACCGATGTATCCGAGCGATGTTTATTATTTAATTCCTATAGTTTATCAATATAGACCAGACATGCTAGCTTATGACCTATATACTGATGCTCGTCTATGGTGGGTATTTGCTTCTCGTAATCCTAATCTGCTAGGACCCGACCCTTATTTTAATTTCACTGCTGGTTTAGGGATATATATACCTACACTGAGTACACTGCAATCAGTATTAGGAACATAATATATGCCTTTATTCGGGTCAGCAAACGACGATAGCGGCGCAAAACAACCTAATCCTGCAGGATCAAGCGGTGGCACGCCCAGTTCTCCAACAAATACTGCATCAACTCCGACTACCGGTACTCCGGGTTCACCTGGTGGAGCAGGTTCTCCTGGAGCTCCTAGCAGTAGTCAAGATGGCACGGCACCTGCTAACGCAAGTAGCCCGATCAATCAAACTGCGTCTGCACCGCCTCCGACTGATACCACGTCAACCCCTCCGATAAACACTTCAAAACCAGGAAAAAGATTAAAAAATCCATTAGGAGAGTTCGCTAGTTACACTTATCAAATAAGTTTATACATGATTACTCCTGATGCATATGACGCTTTTATCGCGTCAGGTAGGACTAACATCAACGCAATAAAAAGCGTAGCACCTTCTGGCGGAGCGACTGGTGCTAACATACCTAACCAAGGAGGGGCATTCCTCCTTGCCCAAAGTGGGGGTATAAACAACACCGATGATGTCCGTGCTGAAGGGTTTAACTTTGATTATTACATTGACAATCTAACCTTCACGACACAAGTTATGGCGCAAGGTGCAGCGATAGTTACTGATATTGAATTTACTATAACTGAACCATATGGATTTTCATTCATTCAAAATTTAAAGCGGGCATCTGACGCTATATCACAATATTTGGGGTCTAATACAGCAAATATTACTTTTGCAAAGCAATTTTTTATATTAGGTATAAGATTTTTTGGTTATGATCAACAAGGAAAATTAGTTAAACCAGAAAATCAATTTTTCGGTTCTACGTTAGATCCAAGTTCAATCGATGGATCGTTATTCCAGCAATATTTTGATATTCAGATAACCGGAATATCTTCTAAGATTAATGGTAAAACTATGACTTATCAATGCAGTGCTACCGGATTAGCTCCGGGCACTGCATATAGTCAGTCCAAAGGTACTTTGCCTAGTGATCATCCTATAACTGCTACTACTGTAGGAGATGCTCTAACAAAACTCAAGAATCAACTTAATGACGAGCAACAAAAACTAGTCAAAGCCGGATCACAAACCTATCCCATAGTATATAATTTTAGATTTGCACCCGGAGCAGAAATAATCGCACAGTCTCCGATAGTTTCTCCCGCAGATTTAGATAAAAGCAAATGGGCAGGAAGTGGCGCCAAAACAACTAGTCAATCAAATGCTAGTAAAGAAACAACTGCTACCCCTGAAAATAACTCAAGAAATATAAATTTTACCTCTAGTACTACTATAACTCAGGGAATACAGCAAGTCATTACGCAAAGCGAATATTTACGCAAGGCCCTAACTGTTGTATACGCATCCTCACTGCAAACAGATCAATTAAAAAACGCTCCTCCAGAAATAGTATCTTCTAGAGACCGGCCGATAAGTTGGTACCGATGTACGACAGAAATTTCAAATGCTAAATGGGATCCAAAGTTAAACAACTGGATAACTGATATAACTTATGTGATACACGAGTATGATACACCGGTAGTTGCTAGTAGCTATGCTAGTTCTACTTTAAAATACTATGGGCCGCATAAAAGATATGAGTATTGGTATACGGGAGAAAATAGTGAAGTTATAAGCTATGAACAAAATATAGAAACCCTTTATACTAGTACCGTGGTTTCCCCGCCGGATCCAAATAATCCTACAGGTCCGGCAACTCCGCCTTCCGGAACAGCAAGCCCTAGTACTACTCAAAATGCAAAAACTCCCAACACCCAATCTCCTTTACCTAGAACAAATACACAAGGATATGCAGCTACTGCTCAAAATAACTACCTTACTAGTCTTTATGACTACAATTCCTATGCTGAAGCCAGCGTGACTATTCTAGGAGATCCGGATTTTTTGATTCAGGATTCCGATACAAGTATAAATCAGGTGTATGATAAGTATTACGGAAGTGATGGTTTTACTATAAGTGCTAACGGCGGACAAGTTTTTATTGAAATTGATTTTAAAGAAGCAGTTGACTATACTAATACTGGACAAGTCAACGGTGTTAATTCGTCAGAAGGCGGCACGCTGAATATCAATAACTCTATTTTGTTTTTCCCGTATCCTCCTCCTCTTGACAAGATAATACATGGCATAAGTTTACAAGTAAGAGAAGTCAAGAGTAAGTTTGATAATGGAAAATTTACTCAAGATTTATCTTGTTTTCTAAATGATTTTGGAAAAGTAAGTCAAGATGCTAACTCTGCTGAAGCGACAGGAATATCAAATTCTAATAAACCAACCGGTTCAGGACCCGCAGCCGGAAATTCTGCGGTCACCACTAGCAATACGGGAACGAAAACGGATCCGGCTATCAACACTACTAAAACCCAAACCCCCACTAAAAACTCAAATCAGACTCCTGCACAGCCAGTGACGAACACTGGCCCCGGTGGAAAACCTGTCGCAAATGATCACGGAGGAGGATAAAATCACATGCCAATAGACTCTATTAAAACATTTGGTCCAGTCAAATCAAGTAAGCCTGATACCGGCGGAGCTATTACTAAAATGGTTCCTCTTTTTGGAATCGTTAAGGATAACATCGATCCTACCCGAGCAGGAAGAATTAAAGTTCTGTTATCTGACAAGCCACCAATGGACTCTGACTCGTCTGATCACTGGATAACGGTAAGTTATCTGAGCACCTTTTTTGGTCAAGTCGGGAGTACTGCTGGAAATGACGGTCACGGCACCTATAAATCTAATCCTAGTTCCTACGGTATGTGGCACGCTCCTCCTGATATCGGAACTACTGTTATCTGTATCTTTATCAACGGTGATCCTAACTATGGTTTCTACATAGGATCAGTTCCATCAGCAGAAACATTGTACATGGTACCTGCTATTGGTTCAGCAGATAACATCGTTGCCAATGAAGGAGAAGCACAAGGGTTTGGTGGTGCAACTAGGTTGCCAGTAACAAACATTAATACAAACAATGCGCCAGTAACCAATAGTCCGGAATTTAATTCAGCACCTAGACCTGTTCATAGCTATTCTGCTGCAATCATGAATCAACAAGGAATCATACGAGACCCTATTCGTGGTCCTATATCATCAAGTGCATCTCGCGAAGCAGCAAGTCGTGTAGGCTGGGGAGTGTCTACTCCTGGTAGACCTATCTATCAGGGCGGATATGATGATTCTACTGTTGTCAACAATCTTACTCCGGACAAAGATGCCCAACTACAAGTCGTTGCAAGACGGGGAGGTCACAGCCTCGTCATGGATGACGGTGATGTCATCGGTAGAGACCAGCTAATTAGATTGAGGACTGCATTGGGCCATCAGATTCTGATGAGCGATGACGGCCAGACCCTCATGATACTTCACTCTAATGGACAGAGTTATATTGAATTAGGTAAAGAAGGTACGATTGATATGTACTCTACTAATTCAGTCAATATTAGAACTCAAGGAGACTTGAATCTCCACGCAGATCAGGATATTAATATGCACGCCATGGGGAAATTTAATCTCCAAGCTAATAGCATAAACACTAACTCTGAGACAACGACCCAGATGAGAGCTACTACTGATATTAACTTCGGTGCATTAGGAAAAATCACTGGTCTAGCAGGCGGCGCTATTGCTTGGGGTGCCGGAGGAGATGCGTCTATGGTCGCTGGTGGCCAGGCGTATGTTAACGGTTCTAAGGTGAATCTAAACAGCGGGGCTCCCGGTACTTCGCCAGCATCAGTACCCAGCATCCCCCTCATCGCACAGACTGATACCTTGCATGACAGCACAAAGGGTTACATGGCTGCACCTGCAAAGTTACTCACTGTCTGCTCCCGCGCCCCTGCTCACGCGCCGTGGGCTAATGCAGGTCAAGGAGTGGATGCAAAAACAAATCTTGATGCCGCTGCTAGTTTACCACCGGCACCTTCTGGGGCAGTTGATGCGACTAATACTGCTGGAGCAGCGACCGGACCTTCTCCGCCGGCAAGTGCGACGGTAGCATCTGCACCTGTAACAGCCGCCCCTTCGGCTGGCGTAAGCACTAATACGACAGGTGCAACTCTAGCTGCTCAAGCAACCGCCGCAGCAACAGGTCCCGCAGCCGCAGCAGTGAAACAAGGTGCCGGAGTGATAGACACGGCTACTGGTAAAGTCGCTGTAGTAGGTGCATTTGCACAGACCCCTGCTCAGTTAGTAAGTGGTAATATATTAAAACCAGGAGCCGCCACACTTGTCACTGGGCTCGTTCAGCAGGGTGCAAACATAGCACAAGCGATGCCGGCATCATTATTCACAGGAGCATCCGGCATAGGAAATCTGACGAGTCTGATTAAAAATACAACTGCTCAGGCTACTGGCATCGTTAGTGGTATGCAAAAAGCCCAGACAGCATTGACAACCATTGGTGCGATCACTGGCAAAGAAGCACCAGCAGCACTTACCGGATTAGTTCACGCAGCAACGACTGTAGATGTGGGATCAACTATAAATGCAATCAAACAAGTATCAGGAACACTGAATGCTGCTGCTAATGCTGCTGCTAATCTTGCTGGCGCGGCGAATTCGGTTTCTAAGGCATTGAGTGGCGGCGCGGCTGGAGTCGTTAATAATCTCGGAGGATCTCTCGTTGGTTCGGGGTCCGCCGCATTGAATAGTGCTACGTCTGCTGCGGCAAACGCAGCATCATCGGTTACTGGTTCAGTTAATAAGATAGATAGTGCCCTCAGTGCTATCGGCGCCGGCAGTGCGGCAGCAAAACTAGCCACTAACCTAACCGGTGGTCTGGGCGGCGTAGCTAGTGCATTGACTGCTATGAGTTCAATTCCCGGCCTCAGTTCATTAGTAGACCAAAGCAAAGGCATAGCAGCGTCAGCGTTTAATGCCATTAAAAATTCTTTTACTCCACTACAAGCCGGCATACCGCAAAATCTTACTGCTATCGCCAAAGCAAACGCCGCCGCAGCAGCCACAATTGCCGATCAGACCTCTCAAGCAAGTGGTTCTTTATTGGGTAAAGTGACCGGAGCAGTGAGTTCTCTTGCAGGTGCCGCCGGCTCAGTTTCTAGTCTAGCAAAAGATGCTATTGGCAGCGTGTCCGGAGCAGTAGCAGCGGTAACATCTACTGCTGCTTCATTAAGTAATATTGCCAAAGCTACCGGAGCGGTAAATAATAGCATTGCGTCAGTCGCAGGCGAGATATCATCCGTGAGTAAATCTTTATCATCCATTGCCAATGCTGTGGGGGGAACTTCTACTGGAATTACGGTAGGTGGTATAACAGGTGCGGCAAACTCTATATCTGCTGCGGTTACAGGACACGCACTCAATACTACTATCGGTGGAGTAGAGAATGCAGTAAACAATGTTGCTGCAATTGCTGGTGCAGGATCAACATTAGCAGCAGGCGGACTGCCGGCTCTATCAAATGCAGCATCTGTTATCCAACAAGGAGCATCGGCTGCGACATCATCAGTTCTTGCTAGTGGATTAAGCAATCTGCCCGGTGGAATAAACACAGTGTCAGCAGTTCTTAATAACGCAAAGGGGGCAATCAACAGCATACCTGGATCAACCGCGCTTTCTGGGCTAATAGATAATGCACATTCTTCAGCATTAAATGCAGTGTCGCCGGCAGCTGGACCATTAGGAGGATTGACATCTGCTACTAACACTCTAACTAATCTAACTTCTTCGTCTATAAACGGAATTGTTGGAGCATTAGGTGCCGCTGCGAGTAAACTAGGAGGATTAACTTCTCTAGCTTCTGCTGGATTATCAGTAGGTGGAATCGCACAACTGCAATCTTCTATAGCATCGTTGGCGTCAGGCGGCCCAGCAGCAATCAATCTTCCTACAGTTGGCTTCAATACAAATGATCGTACTTCTATCACTGCCCAGACAACAAGTCTACTCGGTGATCCGGGAATACCTCCTCCTAATCTGACTGGAGCAGTGTCTACAGATACGATATCTACTTACGAGGCACAACAAGCGGCAAACCAAGCACTATCTGATCAGTATAACGTGCTGTTGAATGCAGTATCATCGGCGTTAAGTAATCTGGCAATAACTCAAAGTGCGTACATGACAGCCGAAAATAATCTTCCTGCTGGAGATCCCGGAATTTCCACTGCATATCAAGCATTTCTTGCAGCCTCCGCCGTTTTAGCTGCTGCTGAGGATGCAGTAAACGCATTCCAACAATCTAATCCTCAATTCGCCCAATAATATAAATACTATAAAGGAATAAGATATGCCACAATACATCGGATTCAGTACATTAAATGCTTGTCAACCCAGAAGTAATAACATTCAGATTGACAGTATGTCTACGAGTTATATTGCTGTAGGCCCCAATGGATTGACTCCTATCAATGGATACGGTGTTACTTCAGGGTTAGGCTCAACTATTACACCTATCTACTCTGGCAAAAAATTTCTTACTATTGATGAGCAACTCGTAATTACAGATTTTATCAATGCATTGAACATTCCACGAGGACAAAAAGTCGGTCAACCTGGCTTCGGCACTGGAATTTGGGATTATATCTTTGAACCAAATACACCCGACTTACAATTATTATTAGAAAACGATATCAGAAGAATCGCAGCGAATGATCCAAGAATAGACATTAATTATTTGAAATCGTACACACAAGAAAACGGTATTTTGTTAGAAATTCAAATGGCTATTCTCCCCTTTAATAATCCACAAACACTAAGTGTATTTTTTAACTCTCAGACTAATTCCGCCTCACTAGTATAAAATCCACTTTTTTGATAATGATAAATACTTAATCAAAAGAGAGTAGCCATGTCATCATTAGAATTTTATGTGTACGCATATTTACGTGAAGACGGTAGTCCTTATTATATCGGTAAAGGTAAAGATTTGCGTGCATGGACGAAAGGCAAGGGTGAAGTTAGACCACCCAAAGCCCTCAACCGAGTAATAATTGTTGAACGAAATTTAACGGATATTGGTGCATTAGCAATTGAACGAAGACTTATTATTTGGTATGGACGCAAAGATCAAAGAACCGGAATACTACATAATAAGACAGACGGTGGCGATGGTTCCGCCGGTAGAGTTGTATCCGATGAGCAACTAAAAAAACAGATTGCTACTAAAATTAGAAATGGAAATACTGGGAAAGGGAAAAAACGAGACCCTAAAGCAGTTGAAGCGACGGCGGCAAAACTCCGAGGAAGAAAACAAACCAAAGAACATATTGAAGCGTCAGTTGCACCTCGTCGAGGAGTAAAGTTTACTGCTGAAAGATGTGAAAATATAAGTAGATCGCTGCTGGGAAACATACCATGGAATCTAGGCAAAAAAACCGAATCTAGATCAATGGAATCAAGAATGAAACAAAAAGAAAATGCTAAGGGTATAAATTCCGGCCCACAACAAATAATTATGTGTCCACATTGTAATAAAAAAGGTGGATTGTCAAATATGAAAAGATATCATTTTAAAAATTGCATTCTATCTAAAATAGAAGGAGTACAATAAGGTGGTAACGTCATCACGCCAAGCAGCATTATTCGGTACGAATGACTGGCAAGCACTATATCAAACTTACCAGCAAGCGGATTTTAAAAGCTATGACTACGAGACCTTGCGTAAGAGTTTCATTGATTATCTACAACTGTACTATCCGGAAACATTCAATGACTTTACTGAATCCTCAGAATACATCGCGCTACTTGATATCATCGCATTTATGGGTCAAGGGCTGGCATTCAGAGATGACTTGAATGCGAGGGAGAATTTTATTGACACTGCTCAACGCAGAGATTCAGTGATCAAACTCGCAAATCTGGTCAGTTACACTCCAAAAAGAAATCTGGCAGGTCAAGGATATCTAAAGGTAACCGGTATATCAACTACCCAAAATATAACTGATATCACCGGAATGAATCTGAGTAATACGACTATTCTCTGGAATGATCCAGCTAATCCCAGTTGGTTAAATCAGATGAATACTATCTGGAATGCTGCTTTTGTTAGTTCGCAACGAATCGGACAACCAGGTAATACTGCTGATATTCTAGGTGTCACAACTAGTGAATATGCTATTCAGATAGCTCCTACAGCATTACCTATCATACCGTTCACTTCTTCTATCAGTGGTCAAAATATGAACTTTGAACTCGTAAGTGTGACTTCCGCGAATGAAGATTATGTATATGAGATTCCTCCTGCACCTTCAGGTAGATTCAACGTGCTTTATCGTAATGATCAATTAGGATTTGGCAGTCCTCAAACAGGTTTCTTTTTCTATTTCAAGCAGGGTAGTCTACAGACATACGATTTCGCCCTACAACAACAAATCTCCAATCAGATCATTCCTATAGGAACTATTCAAGGTGTCAACAATACAGATACTTGGTTGAACCAATTTGCTACTGATGGCACAAGAATCCCGTGGGTACAGGTACCTAATGTATATTCAAATGCATATCTGCAAACCGAATCTAGTGGTAAGAAAATCTTTTCTGTAAATTCCGGATTCAATGACCAAGTGTCATATGTATTTGGTGATGGTGTGTTCTCTGAGATTCCAGTAGGAAACTTCAGGGCATATGTCCGTGCAGGTAATGCCCTTACATATACTATTGAACCAAGCGAGATGAATGGTATCTCTGTCTCATTCACCTATATTGACAGAACAAACAAAGCACAGACGCTCACTGTCAGCCTCGCTCTGCCACTGACTGTATCAAATGCCCAGGCCCGTGAATCGCTAGATGATATCAGACTCCGTGCTCCTACCCGTTACTATTCTCAGAATCGTATGGTTAACGGAGAAGATTACAACAACTTCCCGTTCACCCTTTATAGTTCAATTGTCAAGTCTAAAGCATTAAATCGTTCTTCCGTAGGTGTATCTAAAAATTTAGACCTGCTTGATCCTACAGGCAAGTATTCAAGCACCAACTCATTTGGTGATGATGGTGCGTTATGGCAAGATAATACTGACGGATTCCTAACACTGACCGTGAACAACTCTAATGATATAATATCATTTTTTACGAATAACCTTGCAGCGGTACTGGCACAAAATGATGCAAATCAGTATTATATTCAAAATTATACTAGATATCCAGTAAACACCTCAACCGGAGACGGTGTAGTTTATTGGCAGACAAGCACCGTTGATACTGGATCTGAGACAGGTTATGTATATAACATGATTCAGGATATAAAATCTCCTATAGTAGTAGGTACATACAATACTAATAATCTAAAGTATCTAACAGCCGGGGCTCTCGTGCAGTTTACTGCGCCGTCAGGTAAGTATTTTGATTCTAATAACAGACTACAGTCTGGTATTCCAGGACCCGGGGATACGACTTATGTCTGGTCTACTGTGTTGTCAGTTATAGGTGACGGAAGTAATTTTGGTCAGGGAAATTTTGCTAATGGTAACGGACCTATCTCACTGAGTGGGTACATTCCTACCGGTGCGATAATTTCACAGATTATTCCTGTTTTTGATAATGTATTTTATTCAACTTTAATTCAGCAAGCAGTAATTCAAATGGAACTTCAGCAGAGTTTTAGTCTTGTGTTTGATAATTCTTTATTAGTCAATCAAGAAAGATGGTCAATATCTACCTATGATGATCCTGCTGCTTTTGTATATTTCTATAGCACACCAAATAGCAATGTTTATACTATAACCTATCACTCTACGAAATATTTCTTTGGTTCAGTCGCAGACACCCGATTCATATTCAACGAGAATCAAATTGTTTATGATCCATTTTCAGGAACTGTTATACAAGATAATATTAATGTACTTCCAATTAATACTCAGTATGGTTCTTCATTACCGCTGGGAACAAGTTATATACTGAACATTGTTGGTCAACCAGTACTACCTGACGGATACACGAATCAATTTCAGATTGAAGTCTCGGCAACTGATGTAAACAATCAACAACTGATTTTGAATCCCGATTTCTTCAATACCATTACTGGGTATGTTAATGGCGGTTCAAATGCTGGAATCTATACTTTCTTTGAAACAGTAGTTGACCCTAATAATCTATCAGTAGAATACTTAGTGCCATCATCGTCAGTGGTTTACAGCTATGCTACTCTAGGAGAAATAGAAGTAGTTAAGTATGACTACCCGGTTGGACAATTATTCTATGCGTACAACCAGACTAATCCAAATGATCCTTCTTTACCAAATGGAGTATTTTATATTTCTGTGCAAGATCCAACTGTAATTATACCTTCATATACTATGATTGTGCAACCTCAATATTCAGTATTGCCCGGTAGACAAGGACTTTCTTTTCAATACAAACATAATTCAAATGATACAAATAGAATTGATCCAGTTGTAACAAATATTATTGACTTGTACGTGTTAACCCAATCATATTATACTTCTTATACTAATTATATTCAAGATACTACAAATACTATTCCTGAACCTGATCCTCCTACTCTAGATGAGTTAAATCAAGATTATGGAAACGTCCAAGACTATAAAATGTTGTCAGATGCAGTGATCCTAAACAGTGCAGTATTTAAGCCGTTATTTGGACCCAAAGCAGATCCAGCATTACAAGCTACACTAAAGGTTGTCCCTGCAGCAAATACTAGTTATAGTAATAATCAAATTGTCAGCGCGGTGTTAGCGGCGATGAATAACTACTTTGACATCAACAACTGGAACTTCGGAGCCACATTCTATTTCTCAGAACTAAGTGCATATCTTCATGCACAGTGTGGAGAATTAATTAGTGCAGTGGTTCTTGTACCAAATGATCCAAGCAAACCGTTCGGATATCTATATGAGATAACTTGCTTACCTTATGAGATTTTCGCGAATGCCGCAGTTGCTGACACGATAGTCGTGGTTCCTGCATTAACACCCACTGAATTGCAAATAGGATAAAGCATACAAAATGGCAAACACTAGAATAAGAACTTTAACATTTCTTCCGGAAATATTTCAGACTCCGTCTAACTCGCAATTCTTAGCAGCTACGCTGGATCAACTTGTTAATCCTCCTGTATCTACTAAGATACAAGGTTATGTCGGTAGTAGATTTGGTTACGGAGTGAATGCCAATGATTACTATGTCACGGAACCTACCAAAACACGCACAGATTATCAATTAGATCCAGGCGTAATTTTTACTGCTCCTCCTACATCTCAAACCGAAGTTGCCGGAACTGCTGATGACTTTATCTCTTATCCAGGAATCATCGATGCCCTTAAAACAGACGGTGGTGCAACTGATAACAACAGCGCGTTATTCAACAGCCAATTCTATTCTTGGGATTCTTTTGCTGATCTAGATAAACTCATCAATTTCAACGAATACTATTGGTTGCCATTAGGTCCACCAGCAGTAACTGTTGCAGCCAGTACTATCTACACTACCGAACAGTATGTGATAACTGACCTACCTAATGGTTATGAAGTTTCAATACAGAATCAAGTCGGCAGCAGCATCAATCCTACCCTCACTCTAATAAGGGGAGGAACATATACATTCACTGTAAATCAAGATTCTCAGTTTTGGATTCAGACCCTTCCTGGAACGTCAGGCTATGAGCCTCCCCCTAATCAAAATATCTACACAAGAAATGTTTTCGGAGTAACCAACAACGGCGCCGAACAAGGAACTGTGACCTTCAATGTTCCTGCTGCTGATGCACAGAATGAATACATAATTCCTGGTAATCTTACAGTTGATCTAGTTAGCACGACTCCATTTGAGAGCATCAACGGTCAACTCTTGTCATCATTTGAGAATATAGATGGTGTGACATCGCTAGAAGGTCTGACAGTGATGTTCTATGGTACTGGAATTGATCCGGGCAATCCTACTGGATATGTCTCTTCTTATTTCAGTGAGGATGGAGTTCCATATGACACTAACAGCACTTTAATACAGTCAGTCACTCCTCTGACCCTGACTGTCGGAAGTTCTAGTGCCACTAACTTTACACTAAGTACCGGCGATACGAACATGTTCACTGTAGGGAGCTTGATCACATTTGACGCTCCCACATTTGGTGGCATTAATGCAGGACAGTTCTACTATATCAGTTCAATATTGAACTCAGTTGATTTTACTATCTCTGCTACGCCCGGCGGCTCTGATCTTGCATTGATACCAGGTGCCGGTGCCATGCCAATCAATTTTGATAATGTTCCTAGATCAGAACAAACTTTAATCATAGGAAGTATCGCGAACATAAGCGGCACTGATTATCTCATCCTATCTTCTGGTAACACAAATAATATGGTCGTTAACACGACGGTCACATTTAATAATGTGTTCGGCGGCATCACTGATGGTCAAGTTTACTACATCAGTGAAATCAAAGATTCTGTAACTTTTTCTGTATCCAGTATCGCTGATGGGACACCTCTAAATTTGACTGTTGGCACATGTAATATGGGAGTCGTGATCAATCAGGGTCAACTTGAAGATGGATTTACGACTACGGTAAGAGACAATTTTTATCAGATTGAATACGTAGGGGATCCTTCTGATCCTGTAGTCAGGCTCTATCCAGCCGGAGCTATTCCAATCAATGAACGTATCATTCCCCAATTAGGACAACAATATAGGAGCATACCTTTCTATCGTGATGCCCTCGGCGACCTACAGGAAATTCCTGCCATAACTGCACCGCTTGATACGCTTTATTATCAAGACGGGACTTACGCGGATAAGGTAGGTATCATCAAACTCATTGATAACAGCGCCAGCAACGGCATAGATGTAGCTACGCAGATTTTAGGTAGAAAAAATTATACTTCTCCTAATGGAGTAAAATTTACTAATGGTCTAAAGGTTCAGTTTAACGGAAATATTGTTCCTTCAAGTTATTTAACGGGTCAATATTATGTTCAAGGTGTAGGAACTGCGATTGAATTAGTCGCAGTCAGTGAGCTAGTATGCCCAGAAAATTTCACTCAAGGTAACTATGTTCCTTATGACTCAACTCCGTTTGATACTACGAATTGGGACGCAGAATTATACATTCCTGTGTTACCAGATTACTTGACTATTGCAAGAAACTCAATAAGCAGAAACCCATGGTCTAGGAGTAATAGATGGTTCCATATTGATGTCATCAATGCCACTGCGGTATACAATAATAATCCTGATATACTTACAGCATATGCGACGGCAACCAATAAGGCGGCCCGTCCTATCATTGAGTTCTATCCAAATCTAAAACTATTCAATACTGGTATTGATGGCAAAAGCCCAGTAGACTTCGTTGATACTAGGACAGTGAGTCCTTTAGTTGATGTTGCAGGTGCATTAAACTATTATCCAGATGTTCAAGTCTACACAAATGCGACTGCTACGCTATCAGCAGCAGCAAGTGCGACGACAACTACTATCACAGTTCCTGCAACTTCGGTTACCGGAGAGATTCAGAATCTTATGTATATTTCTGATTCTCTTGGTGAACTGCCAACAAACGCTCAGATCACTGATATTACCGGAACTGACACATTAACGATCACTGTGTCATGGGCAAGCCCCGCAACTTTTGCAGGCGGAAGTGATATCTCATTTGTCGCATCTGCTAATACCTTAAATGATTATGCTCTATTCTCAGGTGCCCGCATCATCTTTGCTGCTGCCGGCGATGTGTTTGCTGCCAGCGAGTTCACGGTCGGACAAGAATACACTATCGTGACTTTGGGTGATACGAACTGGAATGCTATCGGTGTTATCGGTGTCCCGACAGTTGGTACAAAGTTCATTGCTACTAGCGTCGGCACAGGTACCGGCACTGCTAGTATTCCTGATCCAAATGTAAGAAACAAGATATATGTTTCTGAGTTCTCCACCATCGTACCTGATACCCGGCCGGTGCTCACGCTTACTGTTGCTGAGGATGGTGTCTGCGTTCCCGAAACACAAACAGTCGCAGTGCGTGGCTACAATTATCAAGGTGTCAGTTTCTGGTATGATGGTATTAAATGGATCGAATCTCAACAAAAGATCACCGTAAATCAGGCACCGTTGTTTGATATCTTTGACTCAAATGGAATCGGCCTGAGCGATGTGGCAGTATATCCAAGCTCATCGTTTGTCGGTAGCAAACTGTTTGCATATGGTATCGGCAGCGGATCTCCTGACTCAGTGTTAGGATTCCCAGTAAGATACAGTTCAATCGCAAATTCCGGAGACATAAGCTTTGACGTATCGCTCAATACAGACACGTTTACGTATGTCAGCGGAAGTTCCCCTATCACTGAAAATATCAATATTGGATACGTATACAACTATACATCATCCACTGTTTATGAAAGACAGCTAGGATGGCAGACTGCTGTTGCTCCTAGCGAACAGTATCAAATCTTTAGTTTCAACTATGACCCTGTTAATCCTACTTATAATTTATTGTGTGACATCGCTGCTACACCAGAACCAACAGGAACTACGGTTGCTGGCGGATTTGTCAACGGCGGCACATATACTATATCGTTCCCAGGAACAACTGACTTCACCTCGTTTGGTGCTGCTGCAAATATAATAGGAGAAAAGTTTGTTGCGAATCTGACAAACCCAATCTCTGTCAATGCTATGTTGAGCGAATACGAATACACTATCGTATCTTTAGGCGCTACTAATTGGAACGCTATAGGTTATGTAGGTACTCCTGTTGTGGGCGGAACATTTATATACAATGGTACTGCTGTGATAGGTGCCGGTACAGTTTCAGGTGCGACTGCTGGTACTGGTATCGCGAATAGCGTCGGCTGGCCTACAGTTCAAGTCTATGTAAACAATGTCTATCAGGATCCAGCTAATTATACTGTTACTATCGGATCTACTACGACTAATATCAGTTTATCTACTAACATCACAAATTATATCTTAACCAGCACAGTGATTCAAGTATTAGTTATAAGCGACCAAGTAAGCACGGCGGCATATTATAGTATTCCGATCAATCTTAACAACAATCCGTTCAACGAAGACTTGACGGTCGTCAATTACGGAGACATCAGCAATCAATATCGCGACATCTTTATCAATGCTCCTGGCACTACTGGTGATATTTACGGTGCAAACAACTTCAGAGATTTAGGAAATCTCGTGCCATACGGTACTAAACTGATCCAGAACTCTTCATCATTAGTTCTACCTGGTGCATTCTTGCGTTCGCTGAGTACCAACTTGTTTGACTCGTTGCTTTATAATAGCAGATCCTATATCAATTACAAGCAGCTTATAGTAGATACCGTCCAAAACACTGATTTTGTCCAGCGTTATACCCCTTCACAGATTTTAGACTCTGCTCTAGCCCAGATCACCGCTTCAATGAGTGAGGTCAACTCATTCTTTTGGTCGGATATGCTACCATCAAAAACTACCTATGTCTCAAACACATATGTCTTTAATAATGGGCTAGATGTTTCTATATATCCCCTAACGCAAGTATACAATTTCAGCAGTGCTAACTATAACGGCGTTTTAGTATATCTCTATAGAATAATTGATGGGGTCACGGTCGAAAAGCAATTGACGACTGGCGTAGATTATATTGTCAGTACTACAACCCCGTCATTGTCAATCATTATTCCTTTGCAGGATCAAGACCGAATCACGATTAACGAATATAACCAAACATACGGTTCTTATGTTCCAAATACTCCAACCAAATTGGGGTTATATCCTTCATTCCAACCAGGAGTCGTTCTTGATAGTGACTACTTGATACCAACATACTTTATCAGGGGACATGACGGATCATTTACTAAACTCTATGGTGACTATAATGCAGAATTAGGAATACTCGTTGACTTCAGAGACCAAGCATTATTAGAATTTGAATTAAGGATTTATAATAACCTCAAGTTGAGTACTACTGTTCCTATCTCAAAGTTTGAGGTCGTTCCGGGCTTCTTTAGAAACACTGGTTATACTTGGAGCGAATTCCTAGACATTTATAGTCCAGCATTCCTGAACTGGATCGGTCAGAATCGCCTGAATTATAAGACACAGTATTATACTAAAAATTATGAATTCGGGTACAACTACACAAACTCAGGCAACAAGTTAAATGGTGCTCCTATACAACAAGGATATTGGAGAGGTGTCTATGAATATTTCTATGACACCACTACACCTAACGAAACTCCATGGGAGATGTTGGGCTTCACTGATCAGCCTATTTGGTGGGAAACTAGATATGGTCCTGCTCCTTACACCAGTGACAACGGTGTTCTTTGGGGAGATTTGGAAGCAGGTTATGTTTGGAATAACGGCAACTCTTATGTAAGACCAGAATGTGCCCGTCCCGGATTGAATAGAATCATTCCAGTAGACTCTGCTGGACAATTGCTCTCACCTCTCAATTCAATCGTAGGAAATTACAATCCTAATACTTTCCAGAAAGATTGGGTAGTAGGAGATGATGGCCCTACAGAACTAAGTTATCGTCGCAGTTCTACATATCCTTTCGACCTCATGAGGATATTTGCGTTAACGAAGCCAGCCGAATTCTATAATTTAGGAGTTGATTTAGACAATTACAAGTATAACGCAGAGTTTGATCAGTATTTGGTCAACGATAGAAGCCATCTTGTCATCTCAAATATTCAAGTGTACGGTAATGGTATCGCAAAAACTAGCTATATTAATTGGATTGTTGATTACCAAAAGCAACAAGGAGTAGATGCCACTAACACTATCACTACTTTATTAAACAATCTAGATGTAAGATTAGTTTATAGACTAGCTGGATACAGCGATAAAGATCAGTTGCAGTTCTTTGTTGAGAAACCATCTCCAACCAACATTAATTCTTCATTATTAATTCCTGACGAGAGCTATTCTGTTCTGTTATATGAGAATCAACCATTTGATAGTATCATGTTCAGCGGCATTATTGTGCAGCAGAATGAAGGATATTGGACTGTATTTGGTAATTCACAAGACCTCGCATACTTTGAAATCCTTGATCCTATGTACAGCGGTCAGACAGAAACAATAACCATATTAAAACAGACGATTAAAATCACAACTTCCTATTATAAAACAAAAACCCTGATTCCTTATGGCACTGCATTTTATAATACACAAGAACTGTCACAATTTATATTAGCATATGGGGCCAACCTAGAATCTAAAGGAATGATTTTTAACAATACCCAGAATGGTATGGTAATAGACTGGAAGCAAATGGTCTATGAATTCCTATATTGGACCCAGACTGGTTGGACTAACGGTAGCCTCATCACGTTAAATCCTGCTGCGACAGACATGTCTATTGATCCAGCAACTGCATTGGTTCAGCCGCTGACCGTCCAAGAGCATAACTTCATACTGAATCAAAATCTATATCCTATCAATCTGAAGGACCTATGCATCAATCGTGACGGAACTGCGTTTAATGTCCATACGTTGAACAATGGCGATGCTATGGCATATGCCCAGTTTAACATAAGCAACTTTGAACATGGTATCGTATTTAATAACACGACCCTGTTTAACGATGTGATATATAACCTAGTTACTGGTCTGCGCCAGAATCGCATCAGTGTCCGAGGCGCGAAGTCTGCTGAATGGAACGGTACTGTAAATGCTCTAGGCTTCATCTTCAATCAGAATAACATTCAGCAATGGAACGGAAATCTAAAGTACACCAAAGGCGAGATTGTTATCTACAAGAATAAGTATTGGGCTTCACAAAAAGTAATAGAGCCGGCAATGACCTTTGACCAACTGGCATGGCAAGAGATCACATATGACACATCAAAGCAAGGATTGTTGGCGAACCCATCTACCCGTGCATATGAGAGTACGCTTTATTATGACATCTATCAAGCAAACCTGCAGCAGGATGCTGATCTACTCGCGTTCTCCTTGATCGGTTATCGTCCTAGAGATTATCTCGCACTTATTGATCTTACCGACATTGCACAAGTTCAAATATATCAGAACATGATCATCAATAAGGGCACGCTAAATGCTATCAATGCATTTAATGGCGCCAACCTCCCACAAGGAGGAATTCAATACCAGACATTTGAGAATTGGTCTATTAAGATAGGTGATTACGGTGGAGTATTAAATCAGAACTTCATTGACTTCAGGACTGATCAAAAATACATGACCGGAGACCCTTCAATCATCAGCTTGACTGATGGTACTGGTCCATCAACCCCAGGATCACTGCAAGTCATCCCTATATATAATTTGTTCAACTATAGTAGACAGATTACTAATGAAAACATTTTGAACACTACTAGCACCGAACCTACATCATTCCTATTCCCTAGTGCAGGATATGTCAACTTCAATGATATCAAGATGTCTTCTTATTTCTATTCTGGCTTACCAACCGCAGTAGATAAAACTGGAACTATAATTCCTATTCAGAACTTCTATGTAGGTGAATATCTTTGGCTGGCTAACTTCAAGGAGAAGTGGGCAGTCTATAGATGGAAAACTATCGGTGAAATAACTGCCGTTCAGAATAATCTTAATCAGACTGCTACTATTACCTTCTCTCAACCTCATGGATTGCAGGCATTAGATCCTATGGCAATCGTCAACTTCTCAACACAGATAGATGGTTATTATCTAGTGGTTCAGTCTGTAAATCTTTATCAAGTAATTATTAACATCTCGTTGCCTACTTCATCTCCTGTTATCATTCAGGGTGGAGGATTGGGTATGTCCTTTGAATCGCATCGGGTCGCAACCCCATCAGAACTCATTAGCTATGATCTTACTGAAAATGAATTCATAGCCAATACCTTCTGGGTAGATGAAAACAATGACGGCAGTTGGGCAGTCTATCGCAAGACTATAAACTACCTCTATCAAAATGCGCTAGAAAAACTTGAATCAACCACATTAGGCACTGCGGTTGCTTATACACCTGATATCGGTTATATGATAAGCGACGCCGGTGAAGGTAAAGTATACATTTATTCTTACAATGCATTAACTGAATCATATGCATTAGGTCAGACATTTACACAAGGTGCATCTTTTGGTTCCAATATCGTATATGCAGGAAATACTTATGTAATCACTCAGCCTGAGAATACTGCTTCGGTGTATGTCTATGTATTAAACAACACGAATATTACCTACAATGATCTTATTCTAGCACAGACAATCGTTCCAGCAGCAGCAGATAAGGTTGCTATCTCAGGTGATGGAAACTGGATCTATGTTTCTGATGTCACCAGCAATCTGGTCTATGTATATCGTAAAGGTAACATAAATCTTAATGCAGGGTATTTCACATTAGGTCAAACATATGTTATCACTAGCGTAGGTGACACTGACTTCACTGCTATCGGAGCGGCTGATAATCAGATTGGCATCACTTTTGTTGCAACTGGAATAGGCACAGGAACTGGTACTGCGACACAGGTCACATATGAGTTGGCAAACACGATTGTTGGAAGTGATGTGGGAATCGTTTCAGGTGATAAGTTTGGTTTCTCGCTCTCAACGAACTACAATGGAGATACGCTTGTCGTAGGTGCACCATTCAAAGACTATAGTCCGACAATTAGCAACTGGGGTACTGCTTATACATACCAGAGAACCCTGCAAAACTTCATAGCTAACTATACTTCGGTCACAGGGAGTCCGCAACAGTTCACATTGGCATGGACTCCAGATCAGATAACTAGACCAATAACCGGAGTTAGCAGTAACTTCATAGCGGTCTCTAGTGCTGCCGGACTTAGCGTAAATGATCCAGTAATCTTTAGTGGTGGTTCATTAGGCATCTCTGGTATTCAACCCCTGACTGTCTACTATGTCTGCGAGATCGTTAGTGATACCTTCACGATTAAAACATCCCGTTCAACGAATACCCCTATTAATCTAGCAGACTGCACCGGACTGACTTGCAATGTATACGACCAGATCGCTCCGCTATATGTTTCTCGTAATGGTGTATCAGTAACTGACAACAACTATGCTGTGATCGGTACCACATTCTATTATACGGCGCCACTATTAGCAGGAGATATCATCTCTGTAAATGATAGCCAGTTCACCCTAGCACAAGAACTCACTTCAATCTACACGAATAGACCTGATGTTGAGTTCGGATACGCTACAGATATGAATACCTTTGGTACAAATATTCTTGTCGGTTCACCATACGAGATTGACACTAACGGTGAAGAAGGTGCTGTATACAGTTATATAAATGGTGGTGCAAGATACGGCATGGTTATAGGTACTGCTGAATGCAATGTCACTGGTAATAAAACTGTATTGATAAATGGTTATACAGTAAATCTAAATGCAGGCGATGCAGCTAGCATAGCTAACATCATAAATCATAGCAAAATCATAAATGTCCAAGCAGCGGCAACAGACGACAATAAGTTGATCATTCAACTTATCAATACAACCATTGCTCCGGTCAATAACAAATTGGTTATCAGTGCGTTTGATGATACTGTTCTGTCAGAACTAGGAATTACCCTATATACAGAGACGCAAATAATCAAATGCCCACATGGTACAGGTCCGACTGAGTTCGGTTCTACTATCAAAATCAGCGGCAATAGTGTGGTAATCTCTGCGCCAGTAGGTACAAGATATGAAGGCACTGTGTTTGATTTTGTGGACCAATTTAATCTAGACAATGACACTGTATTTGACAATAATGCTACACAGTTTGTTGATGCGTATCCGAATGCAGGTGCTGTCTACATGTTTGACTATCTTGCAAACTACAACGAGAATATATCTGATCCAGGTGCATATGTATATGCACAGAGCGTGAATGACAAATCACTTGATTATGGATACGAACCAAGATATGGCACTGCATTAGACTTCAACGATAATGTAGTTGTTATAGGTACGCCTAACTTCATGCCTTCAACTCAAGGCGGACAAGTCATATCATATTTAAATGAAACGGGTATTTCAGACTGGGCAGTATACAGAAATTCTGCTCCAGTAGTAGATATCAATCTTATTCAGAATACACAGTTATACAGCGCCACTACTAATAACACACTTGTAAATCTGGATTATATAGATCCTCTGCAAGGTAAACTATTAGGTGCAGCAAGAGAGAACCTTGACTTTATAACTGGTACTGACCCTGCAAAATACAATGTTGATGCTTCTGGCCAATCGGGTATGATTTGGGGCGCCGAACATGTGGGCAGGCTATGGTTAGATACGACTAACATCAGGTTTGTGAATTATCACCAAAACGATGACGCTGTTTACAACAGCCAATATTGGGGTGCCGTCTTTCCGGGATCAGATGTAGCAGTCTATAGCTGGATCGCAAGTTTCGTTCCTCCTGTAAACTATCAGGGTCCTGGTGTACCCTATGATGTGAATACATATTCAGTTAACAATACCTTGAATGCTTCAAATATAATCTCACCTGTATACTATTTCTGGGTTCGCAATACTAATATCATCTTTAGTAAGACTAACAAGACGCTATCAGATAGCGTTGTCGCATCCTACATCCAAAATCCAATAGCATCGGGTATCTCATTTATGGCACCGTTGCTTCCAAATACATTCGCGCTATACAATGCGTTGAGCTATTTCAATAATACTGATACTGTGTTCCATATAGGATTCGCGAATGGTACTACTGATGACGCATATCACCAAGAGTTCGCCCTTATCAGAGAGAACTATCCTGATGACTTCTTGCCAGGATTTCCTAAAATCTCGCATGGCAACGTGTATAATCAGTATGGCACACCTACATCACTGTATGCTAGGATGCTTGACTCGCTATCAGGGTGCGATCCTTCCGGTGAGATTGTTCCGGATCCAGCGCTGCCGCTCGCAGTACAATCCGGTGTTCAATCAAGACCAAAACAGAGTTTCTTCTATGATAGATTCTTGGCACTTAAAAACTATCTAACATATGCGAATACTACACTCGCACAGTATCCTATCTTTGAACTCAGAGAAGAACTATCCTTCTTGTTCCTAATAGGGCCTATAAATCCAAGCAATGGTCTTCCTTATTACGACACGACCCAGTACTGGAGTTACATAGACTGGTGGGCACCTGGTTATGGCAATAGCACGAGAGCGACTATACAAGTCGCGTTCTATGCTGACCTGTCCGCTCTCAATCCTCCGGTAAATACGCTAGCAAAGGTCCTACAGAACGGCGCCGGTAAATGGGAAATCTATAACTATAATGGTAATGGAAACTGGAGTAGGATTGGTTTAGAGAACGGCACCATTGAGTTCAGCAGTTATCTATGGGATTATGCTGCTGGACATCTAGGATGGAGCGGTAATTTCTATGACACGACTCCTTTTGATCTGTATCCGAGCGAAGAGACAAGGAATATCATACGGGCGTTGAACGAACAAATCTATATCAGTGACCTGTTGATATATAGGAACGAGAGCCTGATCCTGTTGTTTGAATACATCCAGAGCGAGACTTCTGAATCTCAGAACTTCTTGCCTTGGTTAAACAAGACCTCACTGCTTGATGTCTTTCATACCGTTCGCGAGTTGCTTCCATACGAAACATTCAGGACTGATGATGAAGTATTCCTAGAAGGATACATCAATGAGACAAAGCCATATCATGTCGTGATAAAAGACTTTGTGTTCACCTATACTGGTACTGATGTATATCAAGGGGATATAACTGACTTTGATGTCCCGGCGGAATGGAATAGCACATATCAGCAGTTCATCTCGCCGCAACTTACTGATGCAACTTATCCTAGCAGCCGATATGAATATACATTGAACGATCCTATCTGGCAGACTCAACCTTACAATCAATGGTTTAACAACTATGGTGTCTCGCTTGCTGGTTCTGCGAACTACCCTGTATCTACACTTGAGACATATTTGACGCACGGTACCCAAGAGATCGTTGTTGATAATAGTTCGGGTTTCCCTATTAATGGTGTCATCACTATCGGAACTGAGAAAATAGGGTACTCAGCAGTAGATCGCGGAACTAACACACTGAGTGGATTAGAACGCGGGGTAGATGGCACTCCGGTGAGTGATCATATTCCTGGAGAAAAGATTTATATTGATCTTCCTCCTGTGTTAGTTCTCAATGGCGGAACTGGATATGCAAATCCACCTAAGGTAACTGCTTACATAGATACTAGCAAGTATCCATCACCAACAAAGATTGCCCAGTTTGAACCAGTGATGTATCTGGATTCAGTGTTGCAAATTAACTTGATTGATCCGGGACAAGGATATGTTGTTACTCCTGAAATAATTGTTGAACCATCAGAAATACTGTATTTCACTAATGATGAGATAGATCCCGTTTTACATACTATTACTATCTACGCACCTAATCTTAAAACTGGATCTATGATTCAATATGTCAACACCGCGCAGTCAAATACCGGAAATCTAATCAATGGTCAATGGTATTATGTGGGCGTCGTGGCGACATCTCCTAATATTATTGTAGCCCTATATTCTACCTATAACAATGCTATTAATGATTATGACAGGGTTCCTATTCTTAAGACTGGTATCGTTTCTCCCCAATTGATGTCATTGAATCTAGGCGCAAGAGCGTTTGCTGTTACTTCCTCTACACCTACAAGAGAGAACAACATAACGATCAAGTTTGATCGTACCTCTTATACGTCGCAAGTCCAAGACTGGGTAGAAGCTGAATACTATGGGTCATACTTTGCTGGGAACTACAACAACTCCAATGCGATTGCGAGTTCACAGTATACGCTTGAAAACATAAATCCTAACATCAACACTATCCTTGCTAGTGCACAGGGTTTTGTACTTGAGGTAACCGATGTTGAGAATAATAGACAGTTAATTTGGTCTTCGTTCATCCGATATGTTGCAAGCACTCAGAGTGCTGATAACTCTATCACTCTTATTCCGCAAGACGGAAATAATAATCCGATGAGCCCAGAACCAAACGCTTCTGGTACGACAATCGGTTTCTATGTTGGTATGCCTGTGAAGTTTACCGGTGCAGCGATTGGTGGATTAGTAGATGGCGTAGAATATTATGTGTTAGATGTCATTGATGAACTAAATTTCACTATATCCGAAACGATTGGTGGACCGGTCTTGGCTCTAACTGATGCTACTGTTTCTTTATCAGGGCTGCAATGTATCTCTGGTGAAGTTGTTGATACTGCTATTGTGTCTGTGAATTATCCAGGAATCATGCAGGCTACAGCTACTACAGCAAACACCAATGCGATCACTATTCCACTAAGTGCAATAGGTACCGGTGGTACTATTGGATTTTATCCTAATCTTCCAGTATTCTTTACCGGAGATGTCTTCGGTGGTGTCATAGAAAATCATAACTATTATGTTACATCAGTAATTGATGATCAAAACTTCACTATGTCATTGACTGAGAATGCATTGACAACTACGGTCCTTGCTACCACATCTGTTACTAACATTCTGACGGTAGATTCTACTGCTGGATTCTCGGTTAACGATCCTATCATAATCAATACAATGATTATTGCAGGAAATAACGCGAATACATTCGGTAATATAGTTTCTGGTACAACATATTATATCCGTCAGATTCTAAGTACAACTGAGATGATTATCTCAACTGAGATTAATGGAAATGAATTTGTTCTTTCTACTGTAGTCGCAGCATCAGATACATCAGCCGTTCTTACTAATCAAAAAGATACATTGACCCTAACTACAGCAACCGGTTCAATGACAATAAATGTTCTTCTTCCGGTAAGTCCAGGACAAGTTAACGGTCAGTTGTTTACTATGTACAATACCTCTTCTCCGTATACTGATATTCCTGCAGGATCCCCAAATAATCTAGTATCTCAATCGGTTGCAGCTACGATCTCTACAGTAAACAGAATAGCGATGGGAAGCACTGCTGGATTATATGTAAATATGCCTATCAGGTTCAATAATTCAATCGGTGGATTATCTACGAGTACAACTTACTATGTCTTAACATCGGGGGTTATTACTACCACTGTAACTAGTACCTCATCAACAAGCAACTTGATGACATGCGGTAATACTGATTCTCTATTTGTAGGCATGCCTATAGTATTCTCTGGCGTTCAATTAGGTGGCATCGTCATTGGGCAGACATATTACATCTATTCTATCGCAAGTTCTACTCAATTCTCTATCTCTGTGGACGGCATAACTCAACTGCCTCTTCAAGAGGATAATGGTACGATGACAGGAACAGGCGATCAATATATAACGGTGTCTACATCTTCGGGTGGATCCGAAGAACCAGTGACAGACGATGCTGTACAAGAAACCGAAGTAACCCAATATGTGACTGCTCCGGCTGCTTTTGATATATCCTATATATTGGGCGGATATGCAATAATCATAGCAGATCCGGGTTCTGGCTTTGCTGTCAACAACACCTTTACAATCAGCGGAACAGAAGTTGGAGGAACTTCTCCTGCTAATGATGTGACAGTGACCGTTACCGGAATTGACTCTAGTGGTGGGATCAAGACTGTTTCCGCTTCAGGAAAACCATTCGGAGTTGACCTGAGCTACTACTTAAAGGTATATTCACCTAATCAGTTTGAAGTGTATTCTAATCCTCTGATGACTGTTCCGGTAAGTGGCATAGATTTCCCGTATGTCGGCTTTACAACAACTACTGCTACAGCAGCAACAGCAAGTAACTACAGAATCACTGTTGGAAATAGCGCATTGTTTAATCTAAATGACCCAGTAGTCTTTACTGGAAACATCTTTGCTAGCGAGATAACATTAGGTCAAACTTATTATATCAAGAGCATTCCAACTAGCACAACTGTAACTTTAAGCGCAGAACCAAACGGCACTACATTGAATATTGTAACTGATAGTTCAGGCTCAATGACAATGGCTAAACCAGGTAGTTTCGCACTATTACCTGAACCATTCTTCTTCAATCAATCTATCGTGAAGTACAACAACAGGGTATGGAGTTGCTTGATCTCTAACAATGACCCAACATTTGTGTTTGGTAAATGGGAACTACTAGATTCTGGTGACAATAGATTGAATGCTATGGATAGAACTATTGGCTACTATCAACCAACTATCAATATGCCAGGCGTAGACCTTACTCAGTTGTTTGAGGGTGTGACCTATCCTAATCCAGTATATTATGGTAATCAATTCCAACCATCAGACCAGTATACATTAGACACATTATTACAGGATCTGCCCTTCACTGCCACAGTTCCTGCACGATATGATGTGCAAGGTGCACCATTTCAATATGGATACGGCCCAGAAGAATTGGTGCCCGGAGTGATCACAGACAACTTAGCATTGATCGTGAATACACGTCCTGGATCGTCATGGGACGCTCCGGGATATGCTAATACCGGATACAATGTTATCTCTATTGAGTTTGCAGGTGAGTTAGCAGGTCAATCTGATTATAGTTTTGCAGGTATCAGCCAATGCCCAGCAGAAGTGTTTGTTCAATTGGTCGATCCCGTCAATGACCTAGGCACAACGCTCTCTGTCAATGACTACACGGTCGATTGGATCACAAAAACGGTAACTCTTGATACTGCAACAACGCAAGGCGTAAGACTTGATGTGTACGAAGTTGGAAACGGTAATCAACTCGTGAAGTCAAACAGTGATACTTCTCCTATTAGAACAAGTGCAATAACTGGGTTTAATGAGATATATCTAGATTGTGCATACAGTTCAAACGACGGTAGTTGTGTTGTTCAGCCAGGCCTAAACGGCGAAGTCTGGACTGCACCTATCGCTTATCATAACGGTATGAAGTTGAATTTCGGCGTGACAAACACGGTGACACAAACAAGTTCAGCAGACAACACTGTGCAAACAAATTCAACCTTCGGTATGAATGTAGGAGATGCTATCGTATTTAATGACGGTATCACTGCGTTTAACTCTAACATTGTCGCATTTACTACATATTATGTGAATACTATATCCTTAGATGGAATATCATTTACTATATCTGCAACAATATCTGGTCCAACTCTAACTTTAAATACTGGATCTGGTACTGCGTACTTCGTGACTAATGATTATGCATTTGGCACCCAACCTGGAGGTATCTACGCGACGATCATCTTCCCTACCAATACATACAACAATTCTGATGACTACCTAGTATATTCTGCATTTGGAGAAACAACGCCAGTTCAATATGGTTACACTATTCCAGAAACACAGACATTTATTAGTACGGGCTCCCCTACATTCACATTAACTAACTATGTGAATACTCAGGATGCAATCAACGCTATAGTAGAAGTCAATGGGGTAAGACAGACATCTTCATCATATTCTATTGATACCGTAACCAATGTTATTACTTTCGGAAGCGCTCCGGATTCTGGTGCAACTGTAACGGTAACTACGTACAACAATACTGATCAACAGTATCTCAATACTCAATACGGTCTGACTGGAAACACTGTTGCAGGAATAGCTATTATTAATACCACGATCACTGACGATAATCCTACAACAACAATACAGACTGCAATACTAAACAACTTCTCAGAAAATGATCTAGTAAATATTGATGGCGTGGTTGGTACTACCCAGCTTAACGGAAATAGTTACTATGTTCATATTATTGACGGTTTTACTTTCGGAATCTATACGCAGCCATATGTAATAGGCGGGCCTAACTATCCGGTAACTGATGTTACGGGATATGTTAGTGGTGGATTCGTCTGGAAACAAGGTACATATAGCCTAATAACGACCACTGCTAGCCAGTCTATATCAGGCGGCAATGAGATCGTAGTGGATTCAACTGCCGATCTAGTCGTTGGTACACCAGTATACTTCTCTGTGCCCGGTCGTGCCAATGGAGACAATGTACTAGGTGGATTGATTCAGGGAACAGAATACTATGTAAGCATAATAATAGATATTCATAAATTCACTGTCTCTAGTGTAAGATATGGACCTGATGTAGTCCTTAGCGCAGACACTAATAATGTAAATGTGTCACAGTGGGCCCAGACTAATGTAGATCGCCTATGGGTCACTATTGATGGACTGCGTGTCCCTTCTTCCAGCATTAGGCTTTCCGCAGTCAATGATGTAGGCATCTTGTCACAGATAACAGCTGGACAAGAAGTCATAATAACAAGCATGGTACCTAGTGCAACACCAAATGAAGAGACATACTTTAATTTTGTAAATAAATCGGGTATTTTTGATGTGTATCGTGCTAATGCAAATACCGCGACTTGGCTAACGCGACCTCTTAATGCAGCAGATGCAAATATCTATGTAAATGATGTTGCCACATTAACAACAACTATCGTTCAACAATCGCTTGTTCCAGCAATAAGCGATGACACTTATTACTATATTGGACTTGATGCAGATAAAAATACAATAACATCGCTGACAATATATAATAATACCTCTCTAATAGATTCTTCTTATTACAGTATCGTTATATTGGATTCGGCTCCGTTTGTAAAGATAAGTTCATCGGCTCCTGTTGCTCAAAATGATTCACTTACTATTAATATACTTGAAGGCAATACAATCTATATTAATGGTGAAGAAATTAAATTTGGTACTGTAGTATTATCAGGTAATTATCTAACTAATCTAACACGCGGAGTTAATGGTACTGGCATTCAACCAATAATACCAGAATATACTGAAGTGTATGGACTATTGCCAACAAATAGATTGTCAGATACTTACTATGATGAAACATGGAATTCATATGTTTATAACACCACAGATGGCGATCCGCTACAGATAAGCGTAACTGTTCCTGCTAAATTCTTACAGACGGACGTAACCTAAATGATAAATAAAGAAATGAAACAAGAATTTAACAAACAAAAAACCAATAGTTATTCAAATGCTAAACCAAATGAAACTAGCGGTATTTATTTTTCTTCTGGCGTAAAGATTTTTGATCCAAACACAAAAGAAATTTTGGTCCAAAAAAGAGGGGACGACTGATGTCTATTATTAACCTGTCGCTTAAGGTTGAGGGCCGGATAAAGATATTTGATCCCAATTCTGGTGAAATTTTTGTAGAAAAGAAAAATGCTATAAACTATGAAAATTTTTCTGAAGCATTAGCCGATACGATAAGTGACCGTGGCTATGGTTATATTTATCAGATGGCATTTGGTAATGGTGCATCTTCTATTGATGAAACTGGTGTCATCACATATCTTCCTCCAAACACAACAGGTCAAAATGCCGCGCTCTATAATCAAACCTATGCAAAGATTGTAGATGATACGAGTGTATTCAATCTAGACCCAACTAGGAATAAGATGACAGTTTTACACACATCTGGAAATTTATATACAGATATCGTAGTGCAATGCTTGTTAGATTACGGTGAACCACCTGGACAGATGGCATTTGATAACAGCACATCAACGGATTCATCATACATCTTTGATGAGTTAGGTCTTTTGGCCAACTACGGCTTAGATGTTAACGGTAATCCTATCACAAGATTGTTGACGCATGTGGTATTCCACCCTGTGCAGAAGTCATTGAACAGACAGATCCAGATAGACTATACTGTCCGAATCCAAAGCCTTACCAATCTAGTGACTATTTAACCTTAGTGAGAGTGTAGAAGTGTCATATCAAATCTATAGAACAAATGGTACTCTACTAACGACTATCCCTGACGGCACCGCCAACACCACTAGCACTTCATTAACATTACCAGGTAGGAGTTACCCAGGATACGGTCTAGTCGTGGATACCAACTTTGTTCATCAACTGGAAAACTTTTCAAATAGTACTCCGCCGGTCAATCCAATCGTAGGTCAACTATGGTACAATACTACTGACAGCACTCTACACATATGTCCATCAGATGGAATAACAAATGCTGGGCAGTGGCTAGCGATACCGGTCTCAGGAAACGATGGTAACTTCACACTAAGCAATGTGACTATCACTGGTAGCATCAATGTTGACGGAACCGCTACTGCCGCACTACTTGCAGGATCAGGGGCTAACCTAACTAACTTGAATGGTGCCAATGTCTTGGGAATCGTCGCATCAGCCAATGTCGCTGCTACGGCAAATACAGTTGCAGGTGCCAATGTCACAGGTACGGTAGCGAATGCGGCATATGCAACACTCTCCGGTACTGCAACTACGATTGCAGGTGCTAATGTCACAGGTACGGTAGCGAATGCGGCATATGCGACGAGTGCAGGTAATGCAGCATATGCAACACTCGCTGGTACTGCGAGTGCAGTTTCGGGCATCGTAGCGAATGCGACATATGCAACGAGTGCAGGGAACGCTGTGTATTCATCTACTGCGATCACGGTGACAGCAAATAGCCAACCAAATATAACAACTCTGAATCGGATCACTACAATAAGCACGGGCGGAAGTACTACACCGGGTACTATCACAGGAACTTGGTCATTGACGACTGGATCAACCCTCATCGCAACATATGCTGACTTAGCAGAATTTTACGAAGCAGATGCGGAATACGAATCAGGAACAGTCGTAGAGTTTGGTGGAGAAAAAGAAGTCACGCTGGCAGAAGATTCCACTAATAAGGTAGCCGGCGTCATATCTACTAATCCTGCTTACATAATGAATGCATCTTGTTCTGGTATCAAGGTAGCGATTGCCCTGCAGGGACGAGTACCGTGCAAAGTATGCGGGGACATCAAGAAGGGCGATATGCTTGTCAGTGCCGGAGACGGATATGCAAAAGCGTCAGCCGATCCTAAGATGGGTACAGTTATTGGAAAAGCCCTCCAAGGTCATTCGGGTGAAGGTATGATAGAAGTAGCTATCGGTAGACTATAAGATAAATAAGTACAACGAGGCGATTCAAAGATGGCATATACGATTCTAAAAAGCAACGGTACAGTACTAACGACCATTCCTGATGGTACGATCAATACTACTAGTACCTCATTAGGGTTGCCGGGAAGAAACTTTGCAGGATACGGACAAGCAACAGACGAAAACTTTGTATATCTCGTAGAAAACTTTGCTCGTGCGACTCCACCTGCATATCCCTTGACAGGTCAACTATGGTATAATACTAATAACGGTACTCTAAATGTATGTCCAGCAGACGGAACAACTGATCCTACTCTTTGGGTCACATTAGCATCAACCTCATCTACTGGTAATACATCATTCGGAAATGTTACTATTACCGGCGGAATACAAGCAGCTAGTATCAGTGTCACAGGAGCAATCACAGCGAATTCTGAGACAGTAGGGTACCTTACAGTTAGTGCTAATGCAGCTATCGCTAATCTGACTGCGGCTAATGCTAATATTGGTAATCTATTAACAAATAATATTACTACAGGATCTACTGCAAATTCAGGAACACTTACCGGCGTATGGACTGTCAATGGTACAGGTATCGCTAACGGAATCAACGGAACATCTACATGGATCACGGGTGGTAACTTAGTAGTAGGTGGAATAGGAAGTCCACTAGGAATTAGAACAGATG